CGGCTGAACTGGTGCCGGTTCAGGGACAGGAGCGGGAGCAGGAGTAGGAGTTTGAACGGGAGCCTGAACAGGTTCAGGCATCGGTGCCGGTGTAGGTGCTAGTGTTGATCCCTTTGACGGGATTAACGGAGCGATGACCGAATAATCAAACTCGCACTCCTCAGGCAGTCCAAAGCGGTTCTTGGCGTTCCAGGCGGGACGATGCGCGGTATACATGACACGTTTTCCGCCCATTCCCTTTCCTTTCTTAGTTTTGTCGTCAACCACAATCATTGTCTTGTAGTTGGCAAACAGGACCATATCAGCCCACTCATTGACCATTGCGGCCACGTTGCATTTCGGACTATTCTGGAGCTTAAGCTCCCACCTGTCATAAGATCCCATTTCATCCGGCTGTTCAACTTTCCGGAGCGCCGTATGTGCTACCAGAAAAACATTGATGCCTCTGCTGACAACCAATGAGAGCTTGTCCAGCAGTCTACCCATAGCCTCGTATACTTTCTTGTATCCGGATCCATAACCGCCGTCTTCAATCGACTTCCAATTGTTCGCGGCAATGACCTGATTCGCGGCCAGCTTTTCAGCCCAGTCGATGGTATCAATAATCAGCGTGTCACAGAGTGACGGGTTATTGATTACTGCATCGACTTCTTCCATCAGCATGGTCCAGCTTGTCGGATCGTCTAAACGGGCCACATCTAGCTGTTTTGTACTGCCCTCTGTGTCGATCACCAGAGCGTTCGGTGCGTGGCTGGCAAAGGTAGACTTGCCAATGCCAGGCACACCGCTGATGACTACGCGCTGGGCAGATTTGATGATCCCTCGCCTGATGTTCATTTACTTCCTCCAATCTTTCATGGGCGCTGCAAACGTCCGTTTTGTTTCTGCCGGCTTGATCATGCCGTCTTCAATGATGATCTGGCACTCATTGCCAGTAGAAACCCTTGTACCGATAACCTGCATGCCCTCACCCATCAGCCACGCTCCAAAGCGGCTCAGCATGTCGTTATCCATCTGTTCCAGCTTATCAACCAGAACGAACTGACACTGCGGATTCAGGCACTTCACGATGCTGGTAGCCACGATCAGCTGATCTGAACCAGACATATCGCCCCAGCGCTTCCCGTTATAGGTAAGGCACCCATCCTCAATGGACAGATTCGGGAGCGGGAGATGAGCAGACTTGAGCAGTTCATAACGGGACTTCCGGAGTTCTTCCAGCTGAGTACTCATGGCGTTATACTGGTCACAGTAGTTCTTAGCCTCTTCCTGTGCCGCTTCTTTCGCCAGATTGGCACGGACTTTGGCATTGATCTGGTCGATATCATGGAGCTGGGCGGTGATTTCATCGGTAGACTCATCAATCAGTTCTTCGACCGTCTTTGATGCCGTCTCAATATCGTTGTCAAGCTGGGCCTGTGCTTTTAAAGCCTCCGTCAGCTCATTCTGTGCCATCTGGACCTTTTCCATCAGAAACTGAATGTGCCGTTCAGTCTCTGCCCGATGAGTCAGCATCTGGTTCAGATTCTCCCGTTTCCTCTGGTTCTCGCCGTTCCGTGCAAGAATCTCGGAATTCTTCTGGATAAGCTCCACAGCGGATACTGGCTGATTCGGTGCATCCGGATAGCTCGGCAGTTCTTCAGCAAACTTCTGCTTACTGGTAACCAACGGATAGAACGCCTGGCGCTTGTTGTATACGCCGTTGACTTCTTTATCAATGGCGGCCAGCTGATCGCCGACACCGATGATCTTAAGAAGAACATCTGCCTTTTCCTTGTCGGTCATGTTCATAAACTTCGGCAGATCCAATGCCAGCTGGCTGACAAAGGAATCAAGGAGCTTCTGGCCATACTTCTGGCCGGTGGGATCAGTGACGTACAGTTCACTGTTTTTTCCCTTGCGCTCCACAATCAGCCCATTGTCGAGCGTCAGCTTGATATGCGGCGGAAGAGCAGACCCGTCAAACTGCGGGCTGTTGGGGGCGTATTTGTTGCCCCCCAGAGCCCATGCAATGGCATCCAGAATGGATGTCTTGCCCTGATTATTGTTGCCGCCAATGATCGTCAGGCCATTCTGAGTTGGCTCATAGGCCACGGTCCTGACTCTCTTGACGTTCTCGATCTCAAAAGACGTAATTTTCATTTCCAAACTCCTCTTTCTTGTCTTCTGCTGTCATATTCTTTGCCACAGTAACCGTCATCTTGGATATGGCCGTGCAGAATTTCTCAATGTCGATTCCGAGAGTTGCCGCGACATCATATACAATGGTACATACCATCGCGATGAGTTCCTTGTCGTTCGCATTCAACTCGACCATGGCTCCCTTACCATCATTTTTGATGGTACAGCGGATATATTTGTTCTTCTTCATCTTTCTTCCTTACCCCCACTGTTCTGCAAACGCTCTTGCAATGCCGTTGAAAGTCTTTGACCGGACACTCCCTTTTCTGGAGTAGGTATCTTCCCAAGTTCTTGCTTTTCCGGATGGCAGAACGCCGTACATCTTCCGGTTATCCGGTTTCGGGAGACTGTTCGTTTCAAGCGGCTCTAGCCCCTTCAGCCAGAGGCATGTGGCTTTTGTTACATACTCCTCATCAGATTCTGACTCAGCGAACTGGTACGGATGAATGATCTGGTCAGGCTGTCTGTAGGCGCTGTTCATGATCCCAATCGGATTCTCAATGGCGATCTTCTCACAGTCAGCGAACACGAACCGCATGAAGAAATCCATGGAACTGATGCGGGACAGCGTCCGTGCGTTGATCTGATTAACAGGAGTCAGTTTCAGCGAATGATGCCGTGTCGTGACATTCGAAAGATATGTACACGGCGGATGGGCTATGATCAGATCCCAACGGGGAATCTCGATCTTCTCACCACTTTGCAGTTTTAATACCCCCCCATTGATGACCGCCATGGAATCCATCAGGATATGCCATTCAGGATGGCCACCGGAGCATGCCACAATATCATTGGAATAGGCATTATGGCCACGCTTGCGGAACTCAGCACAGGTTTTCTGCGACTCCTCACAGGCAATCAGCACATTCACCGGTCATCTCTCCCTCTCCAGAAAGCCGCCTTATACGCATCGTTCGCGGCCATCGCAAGATTCCGTGCGGTAATCGCCTTGGTCCGGAAATTGGGCATGCAGAGCGGATTCTGACAGCTGTACCACACATCAAAGCACTTGTCAGCTGAGACACTCGGCCACCACTGAAGGTGCATCGGCATCTTGCAAGCTGGACACGGCGGCTGTTTGTATTTCCGGACCTGAGCTACTGCGGTCAGCTCCATCTGGGATGCTTCCCGTCTCTTGGGCATTTCCATTTTTCAATGTCACCTCGAAAAAAAATTTATAGTCTTTGTCAATGTACTCAAACTTGCCGGTCTTGCTGCACCGACAAATCAACTTACCGGCCGGAGGATTGATCTTCCTCTTTACCAAATGCGGTACCGCCGGTATACGTGATGCTTATCGTTAGCCCTGACGGTTTTCAGCGCCTTTTGCAGTTCCCACCATGACAGGCCGGGAATGGGTTCAGGACGCGAAATTTGCCGCTTCTGGCGCTCTCTGCCGGCTTCATCGATAAACTCGTTAGCCAACCAGATGACGATCACCACGGTGGCTAAAAACATGCCTGAGAGCATGATGATTGCTCCAATGATCATTTGACTCCCTCCAGCGGATCGAATGTATAATTCAGCGACTTTGCGAACAGCTTGATATTTCTCAGTTCCTGAAGGGACAGCGTCCCTGGATCCTGTATTCTGCGGCAGAAGGTCGGGACAGTCATGCCGATTTCCCGACACAGTGCCTTTTGGGACTTCGCAGCGCCCTGAAGCATGGAGAGTATCAATCGGATTCTCTCATCTTCTTTTTTGACATCTGCGTATTTCATTCTTAACTCCTTTCTGCTATAATAGGAGCCGGAGAGGGCATGTTAGCTCATGCTCAACCTCACTGTGACGGGCAGTGAGGTTTTTTATTTCTTCAGGCTGATCGGGGGATCGATCGGAACAGCAAGCATAGCAATGATATTGCTCTTGCTCATGTTTGTTTTCTTGGTCAGCGTATCAATGATCTGTCTGATCATGTAGATGACGTTCATGCCGATTCCACTAAGAGCCACATTGCACTGCTTGTCATCCATGACAACAATCATATGCGCTACCGCATTCGATTCCTCACAGATCGCGCTCAGCCTCTTCACCAAGGGCTTGTCATTCTTGGAGAAAGAGAAATCAGGCTTGGCCTCACAGATCATGTGGTAGGTCTCTTCCTTGGCTTCCTGAACAGCCTGAGCGATGCAGTTCCGGATTTCCTCTTCAATAGTGTCATGGATAATGTCCTCCAAGTTATCATCAAGGTGGTCCATGATGTTGTCCTCAAGGTCGTTCGTCAGCCGCTTCGTCAGCTCTTCGGCATAAGCATTAATATTAATCATGTAGTTTCTCCTTTCATAGTTCAAGCAGTTTGAACTTCTGCGGTAAAAAAATAATCGCCGATCTCAAGAATTGGAATAGTGAGCTTTTCACAGATGCTCTTGATTTCATTCTGAGTAAAGCAATTCTTCCCATTGATCTTAACCGACATGGTATGTTCCGACATGCCAATAGCTTTGGCCAATGCGGCCTGTTTCCCATACTTCTCAATAATGCGCCCTTTGAGCTTGTTGTAATCGAATTTCATGTCCTCACCCCCTTTCGAAAAAGTTCAAGTTTTTTGAACGCATCGCTATGATACCACCGCCGCATAAAATCCGTCAATACCCAATCGTTCAAATATTTTGAATTTTTTCCAGAAACATATTGAATAATAGTTCAAGATGGCTTATAATACCCACATCGAAAGGAGGTGTAGCATGTTTAGGTCATCCACTGCGGATAGATTGCAGTACCTGATGAGGACCAGAAACCTGAGACAGGTTGATATTCTGAACCGAGTTCTTCCTATATGTAGCAAGTACGGCATAAAGATGAATAAAAGTGACATCAGCCAATATGTTTCAGGAAAAGTATCACCAACGCAAGATAAGCTGTATGCACTTGGCGAAGCGCTGAATGTGGACCCTGTATGGCTCATGGGTGCTGATGTTCCAATCAATAGGAGCGGTTCCGAAAAGATCACGGTTGAAATAACTGATGAAGAAATGGAACTGATAGAAGTCTATCGCGCAGCTGATCCAGTATTTCAGAAAGAAGCAATAGATATGTTGCAAAGACACCCGAAGAAATAAAAAAAGCCGTGCAGGTGGCACTGCACGGCAATGTGGAAAAAAGAACGTGGGAACGTTGCATGAGAGATTATAACACAAAACAGGAGGAAAAGAAAATGGCAACACCGGTTAAAATGCCCAATGGCAAGTATCGTCTTCGTATCTATTATGGAACAGATTCCAAGGGAAAAAAGAAGTATGCATCCTTCACCTGTGACAGCGCGGCCAAGTGCGAGAAGGAATACAAGAAGTGGCTGAAAGCTGGCGGTGGAGTGATCGAGGAAGAAATCCCCAAAGGCCCGACACTCGATGAGGCACTGGAAGATTACATTGAAGGATGCCGCAACAACAAGCGCAGTCCCTACTCCCCCACAACGATTAAAACCTATGAGTCAGCCAGGATGCACTCGTTCGGCGCTTTCAATAATATGTATGCGTTGGACATCACCCTTGAAGATGTACAGGATTTTGTCGATGCCCGCGCCGATCAGGGACGGGCGGCAAAAACGATTAAGAATGATATGTACCTGTTAAAACCGGCGCTTGAAAAGGCGGGCAACCTGAATATCCGGTGGAAGTCGGTTGAACTTCCGGATCAGGAACCGGAAGAGTACATCATCCCGACCGATGAGCAGATTCAGGTACTGCTCAAGGAAACCAAGGAATCTGATCCGGACCTGTACCGCGCCATCATCCTTGGTGCATTCTGCGGATGCCGTCGCGGTGAGATCTGCGCCCTGACTTATGGAGATGTCACCCGCACCACCGTGAACATTAACAAGGCGCTGGCCGTCAATGAGATGAATAAGTATCAGCAGAAGGAAACCAAGACGCGGGCGGGCAAACGGGTCATCAATATTGACAACAGCGTTTATGATGCTCTGATGCTCCGCCAGCGGATGGATGGAGTGATTTATACTCCGGACACCTCGCTGATTGGTCTGAAGCCCGAACTGGTAACGAACCGTTTCAACCGTCTCCGGACGCGCCTTGGCTATGAATTCTGCTTCCATGCGCTGCGCCACTATCACGCATCCATCATGGTTGCGCTGGATGTCCCGAAAAAGTACGCCGCTGAGCAGATGGGCCATGCATCATACCAGATGATTGACCGCGTATACGGCCAGATTATCAAAGCAAAAGAAGCACAGGTTTCTGCCAGCATCAATACTCATACAGCGGCAGTCCTGAGTGGTGCAGTCTACAACTGGTAAGACGTCTGAGTCATCTCGCGAGTCATCTCACGAGTCACATATTTGATAACAAACCCATCAGAAATGGAAAAAGCACTATCAAATCTGATAGTGCTTTCTCATTGATTTTTGTGGAAGTCCCACAAATCTAGGGTTTAGAGAGTCGAGGTGACAGGATTTGAACCTTGTACCAAGCCTTATATATCAGTAGCTTTGAATCAAAAGTCATCCGGTGCGTCATCTTCTCAGCTTGTGGTACCATTCAGCCGCTTTCTGCTGAGCATGGTTATGAGCGTATTTCATGACATCCGTTTTTTCTTTATCGGTCATTCTATCCCATGCGCGAGTCTTTTTTCTGACATAACTATTATACGCATCCCGATATTTTTTGTCAAAGTCGTTCTGATATTGTTCCTCAACCTCATACTTGGTCTTGTTATAAGAGCCGGTGTATTTCGGATGCGGCAGAACAGCAACGTCTTGTGTGGAGTCAAAAATCTGCATGGCTTTCTGCATATATGGCATATTGCTGTCTGCCTTGAAAACGTCATGTATGGTTTCCGGTGTCACATAGCCAGCCTTGACCGTCTGAGGAATCATATCGCTCTGTACCTTTTCAGGCCTTGCTAGACCGACTGTAGCCGCGGCATACATCAGGTTCTCCTGCACGGCATAGTCATAACCGTATTTCTGGAAATAGTCACCGATGATAGCATTGGCTTCCAGCATCAGTTTATTCCGCTCCATACGGATAGATCTGGCCTCGGCATCCCGTGCGGATTCAGTTTTGCTGTTATCATCCAAGACGGTTTTTTCTCTAGACCGAAGCTCTGCAATCTGGGTGCCGATGACACTAAGCCGTGACTCTGAGCTGGTCAGATTCTTCGCTTCCTTCAGTCCGGCTGTTACCTCGTCTTTGCTCAGATTGGACCTGAAATAGACAATGGAATGGCCAGACTCAGCGTTAGCAAGTACGCCGCCAAGCTTGTCCAGACCGGCATAGTATGTCTCAGACAGACTGTTGGAGTAGATCGGATCAATAGTAAACTTCCGCGCTGCGTAATCATACAAAGCCTCTCCAACAGCACTCGGTGGTCCCTGATGATCATTGGTCATGTTTTCATAGATGTTAATTCCAATCCTTCCCATAGAGCCGGTAAACTCTTCCGTTATGTATCTCCACCCAGCCGGTGAGAGTTTTACACCGACAGTATTAGACATTGAGGACAAAAAGCGGAACAAATACGGGGTTTCCGCATCCCACCGATCCTGAGGCGGTTTATCCAGATCTGAACCCGAATCAAGCGGTATGCCCTGAAAATTAACATTATTCATTGCATCGTTAAACGGTTCCCAGACAGCATCAAAAGAAATTGCAGTATTCATAGCCGCATTCTTTCCGATTGCAAATATAGCCGCACCTGGATCATCTTCCCATCCGGTAAACGTCCGACCAATCATTTCACCAATATTTTCTGCCGTCTGGATGAGCATGTCCTGAGAACGCTTGACACGGAAGAATTTGGCGTTGTCTCCATGACCGAATTTGATATGGAAGTATTTCGATTTCTCCGAATCACGGACTTCATCATAGGCTTCTTTGTCTTCATCATCCCAGAACAGACCACGAAGAGCGGCAATGGCTACACCACGGATAACGGCATTAAGAGCAGTTCTCCGAAGCAGTTTATTCCGTTCTTCCCTGTTCTCAGGCAGGACAAGTGTCTCAATCGTCTTTGCAATGCCCTGTTCAGCCGGCCCCACGAATGGAACGAATTTTTTAAGAACCGGATTGAGATTCTCTTCTTTGCCAAGTTTTGAGAAATCCGTACTGTCTTCTCTGGCATATCGTCCAGCCCTCAAAGCATCACTGTAAGATCCACCGTCACGATAGTTATTAGCAAACGCATTAAACCGTGTGGCATCTTCGAGGAATCCTGACAAGAATTCAACTCCTGCTATTGGAGCATTAACAATCCTTCCGACTCTATCCCGTATAGTATTCCGGTGAGCATATAGCTGGTTTCTCAGTTCACGCTGAGTATTGGGATTTCTTAATGCATATCTAGAGCCCAGCTTTCCGAATGTAATGAATTTCCGGTAGGTATCAGATGTTTCCTGGCCATGAGATGCTCTGTACATTTCCTGGCCATACCTGAAAGTATTGCGCAGGAGCTGACTCATGTATCCAATATAATTCCCGCTGGAATGTCCGTAGTTGACAGCTGTATCAGTATCACTCAGGAAGTTCATAAAAGAGAAACCAATATCACGCGCCGTGACGTTAGCTGAGAAGAATCCCATGAAAGCGTGTACCGCTCTGAGGAATCTGCCAACAGGCTTAGCTCCAGGCATCTTGGTAAGGGCATCATAAATTTCCTTATTATATACAGTCCATGATGCAATCGAGCCGTCAGCACGAACGACATTAATGACATCCGCACCAGTAGCACGGTCTGAAACTTCCCAAGTGTAATTGGGCAAATTCAATATGGTCATACGCAGACGGTCCATCAATTCTCGAACATGCGGATCATTTCTGTTATTGCGATCCCTCATAATTTCTCTGATTTCACGGTTAAGCGCTCTGAGTGCCTCCTGATTTGCATTGAAGGTATTCACTCTGTTCATATCAGGCTGAGTCAGCTCAGCAATGCCGTTTGCCCACTGAGGATCCTCACGGAGAGATTCTGTCATCGTTGTATCAAATGCTCTATGCAGTTCAATGGTTTTCGCTTTCGAAATGTAGCTCTGCATGTACTGAGCCATCATAACAATTGGATTCTTGACAGCGGCACCTTTATGGCCTCCTGCATATCTCAGACCAGTATCAGCTGGCTGATCTCCGCGTGTGTTTCTGTTTCCGGAATGATCCCTAGTATCTTTTGAATCAACAATAGACGGAATGTAATACGGATACAGCTCTCGCATATGTCTAAACGCTTCAGCCGACAGATTATTCTCATTGACCAGCCATGTTTCCATGAACTTCTCATACCATTCTTCAACCTGATCAATGACTGGCATGAATTCCGGATGAGCCTGCTGTAACTCCTGAATAGCTCTATCAATGTCGAAATCATCACCGAATGTATCTTTTCCATTTTCACCCCTGTCTCTGCCATCCAGCAACGAAAACAGAGTCAGGAAGTCATGCTCATCTGTATCTCTGATCTGCTGAATAATAT